GGGGGGGGCTTGGCAAGCCCCTCAGTTTACAAAAGAATAGCTAATAGCAAGTGTCAATTAACAAAGAGGAATCAAATGTCAATTACCATAAGTAAATTGACAAAGTTAATTTACAAAGCAGATAGACAGATAAGATTGACAAGTAGTATTGCTATCTGTCAATTAACAAATGGTAATAACATTTGTCAAGTATTAATTATATATAACTTTTGTCAATTTACAAATCATATTGACAAGTAGAAATTGACGAGGGGGTATGGATGCATTCGGTATCGGCGGTATAGCACAGGCCATCGGCTCATTCGGAGCTTCCGCATTAGGTTATCGTTCGGCAAGAAAGCAAATGGAGTTCCAGGAGAGAATGAGTAATACAGCACATCAACGTGAGGTTGCCGATCTACGAGCAGCCGGTCTCAATCCTATATTATCAGCGGGTGGTACCGGTGCCTCAACACCACAAGGGGTGTCTTTTACCCCTGAAAACCCTCTGGAGGGCCTTGCAGGACAGATAGTAGCTGCAAAATTGGCAAGATCACAAATAGCAAGTGTAAAAGAGCAAATAGCAACTCAAAAAACACAGCAAGGGCTTAATTCCGCTGTTGCTGCAAGAGAAAAGTCTCAGGAGACATTAAATAAGGCAAGTAAACCATTAATCGAACAGCAAGTAAAAAAGGAGGCTGCATTAACATCATTAAACAGCGCACTCAGCGATAATGAGGCATTAAAAAAATCAGAGTTCATGTCCCTTGACAAATTTTACAGAACGCCAATACTGGGTACTGATTACAAGGGAATGGACGCAGCAGTAAAACTAATACTATCAATCATTGGTAAAGGAAAGTAAAATGAAACGTTATAAAATGAGTGCAAGAAAAAGCAAAAGAAATTTTCGTCGAGGTGCAAAACAAGTCAGAATTAATAACGTTATGCCTATGCGTGGTGGTTTCCGCATATGAGGTAAAAAACATGCCATGTTATCATCCAATCCAGGCGTATCGATCAAAATACGGTCGGAATGAAACAGGTGCATGGCCGTTAGTATTTAATCCCAAGGACGGGTACTTAGATATGGCAATAAAAATACCATGCGGCCAGTGTATCGGCTGTAAACTAGAACGATCTCGCCAATGGGCAATCAGGTGTGTACACGAAACACAAATGCATGCAGAAAACTGTTTCGCCACATTTACATTTAATGATCAACACGTCAAGTCCTCTCTTGATAAAACAGATTTTCAAAAATTCATGAAAAGACTAAGAAAGGAGATATATCCTAAGAAAATCTCGTATTTCCACTGTGGCGAATACGGAGAAAATTTCGAGAGAGAACACCATCATGCCATATTATTCGGCATAGACTTCGAAGACAAGGATTTAGTTTACGAAGTAGATGGTGTAAAAACTTATACCTCACTCAAATTAAAAAACCTGTGGGGACAGGGTTTTGTTACCATCGGTGAAGCAAATTGGGATACAGCTGCATATGTAGCCCGATATTGCACAAAAAAAATAACGGGCGATAAGGCTAACGACTATTATAACGGTCGGCAGCCTGAGTATGTTACCATGTCATTAAAACCAGCAATTGGAAAGGGCTGGTACGAACGTTACAAATCAGACTTATACAACCACGATATGTGTGTTGTAAACGAAGGTAACATATGTAAACCCGCGAAATATTACGATAAACTCTATGATGTAGATAACAAACTACACATGGAGGTAATAAAATCCCGGCGTCGCCGTGCAGCATCGGTAAACCCGGAAAGCGACGCCACACGCCTTATAGAAAGAGAGAAATGTACTAAACTAAGGTTTAAAAAACTAAAAAGAGGTTTTGAGAATCGAAGTGCAAAGGGCTTAATTACTAATGATGATGTATGTATATCAACAAAAGAAAAGAAGCCCGTTGTGCACGACGATATAACGCAGAAAAACCTATCAACCGCACGGATTGATGATCGTAGCTGTACTCAGCGGAGGTCAGCAACCGCGCGGACACGCAGTGCAAATATACTACAAAAAAGCTCAAAAGCAGAACTCAAACAAAAATTTGATTCGCTTTGGAAAGAGCTAGATGAGCGTTACAAAAATAAATCAAACGGGATAGATATAGTAACGTCTCAAATTCAAAAAGTGACAGAATCTCAACAATGAGAGCTGATCACATAATAAAACGGGATGATTCCACAGGGAATCGTACCGAAAACACATTTCGACAAGGCCAGTGGCGGCGCCCGGGGGTCACCGAAGTTTCGGCACGGCACGGCGGGTTATGCAAAACAATAATTAATTAAAAAAGGAAGGAAAAAGTAATATTATGATTTTCCGCGTATACGCTATTCGAGACAATAAAACCGACCATTATGCTGCACCATTTGTACAGCAGCATGACATTGACGCGACAAGAATGTTCCACCGCGCTTGTAAAGACGACACAGTCCAGTTCTCGCACTTCCCCGAAGATTTCGACTTATACCATTTAGGAGATTTTGACGATACAATCGGCAAATTAATAGCGTTACCCGCACCACGATTTATCGTGAGTGCAACATCATTCACAAAAATGCAAACAGCAGAGAAAGAAGGTAAGAAAAATGGGCATGTTTAAAAACAATTACGAAAAACTCGTATGTAAAGACGCTTCGAAAACGCAGCAGCATTTTCGGGAGCAAACAAACATCAACAATATCATTTCCAAATATAAACGTACAGGATTCTTGCCCGTTGTGCAAAACGGACAACCCATGTATGGAGATTTTTCAAGCGGAAAATCATACCATGAAATGGTAAATCAAGTTCAAACGGCCCAAGAAGCCTTTGAACAACTACCGGGAGAGTTCAAGAAAAAATTTGAACAAAATCCCGGAGCAATGATCGACTTCATCTTAAACCAAGAAAACCAACAGGTTGCCATTGAAATGGGCTTAATAAGCCCGCCAGTCGATCAAAATAACCAAGGAGAGGTAAATCCCGACAGCGAGCCTGTAGTAAATCCTACGGCCTCACAAGCGCCTTCAGGAGCAGAGAGAGCAGACGATACAAACCCTAGTCCCAATCAAACCCAAAAAACATACAAAAAGAGTCGTTAAGAAAAAAAAGTCATTGACTTAGCACGTGGAACAGTGTATTACTTGATGTAACTGTTCCACGTGACACCAAAGTGTCACAAAAATGGCGTTAGCGATAGCGAAAACGCCAAAAAAAGGAAAAAATAATCATGAAATCAGTCATGTCACATCAATTTTCACAAATTCCGAACGTGGATATTCCACGATCGGTATTTAACCGCTCACATGGATACAAAACAACCTTTGACGGAAGCTATTTAGTACCATTCTATGTCGATGAAGCCTTACCCGGAGATACATTCAGGTGCGAGACTACTATGTTCGCTCGTTTAGCAACACCGAAATACCCGATTATGGATAATCTCTGGATGGATACGTTCTATTTTGCCGTTCCCTTCCGTTTAGTATGGGATAACTGGCAAAAATTCTGTGGAGAACAAACAGATCCTGATGATTCAACAGATTTCACAGTACCGATTATGGTCGCACCAGCGGTAACCGGATTTACAGCCGGTAGCTTATCGGATTATTTCGGAATTCCAACCGAAGTACCAGGTTTAGAAGTCAATAGCCTATGGCATCGTGGATACCAGTTAATTTTTAACGAATGGTTCCGGGATCAAAACTTAATTGACAGTGCAGTAGTAGACAAAGGAAACGGACCAGACACAGTAACGGATTATGTACTCCGTAAACGCGGCAAAAGACATGATTACTTTACAAGTTGCTTACCGTGGCCGCAAAAAGGCGATGCCGTTGAGTTACCACTTGGATTAAGTGCTAATGTGTGGGGAAATGGCAAATCGTTAGGTTTATACGATGCAACCACAACAATGGGCCCATATACATATAATACAGCAAGTGGTCATGGAATGTATGCGTCAACAACATCATATAACGTTAACGTTGGATCAACCGGAGCTGCATCAGGAGCGATTAGCGATTATAAAGCACTTGGAGTAGTGCAAAAAGCAGTAGGCGCTCAATCAGGTTTAGTTGCTGACCTGTCAACCGCAACCGCTGCAACAATCAATGAACTTAGAGAAGCATTTCAAATTCAGAGAATGTTAGAACGTGATGCAAGGGGCGGCACAAGATATACAGAGATCATACGATCTCATTTCCGGGTCATATCACCCGATGCGAGATTACAGAGGCCGGAATATCTCGGCGGGGGTACTACCCGGATCAATATTAATCCTGTAGCAAAAACAAGTACGACAGATTCAACAAGCCCACAAGCGAGTCTCGCTGCATATGGAACAGCAGCGGGAAAAAGCTTCTTCAGTAAGTCATTCACCGAACACACATTAATATTCGGTATAGTAAACGTAAGAGCCGACCTTACATACCAGCAAGGGCTAAACAAAATGTTCAGCCGGCAAACTCGTTATGATTATTACTGGCCGTCTCTCGCCTATCTCGGAGAGCAAGAGGTATTAAACAAAGAAATTTATGCTCAGGGAACAGCAGATGATGATCTTGTATTCGGTTATCAAGAAAGATGGGCAGAATACCGTTACTACCCATCACAAATTACAGGATTATTCAGATCGAACTATGCTACTCCTCTTGATTCCTGGCATTTAAGCCAGGCTTTCGGATCATTACCAACATTAAATCAAACTTTTATCGAAGACTGTGCTGACACAGTAATAGATAGAGTAATTGCAGTACCTTCAGAGCCACAAATACTATTTGACAGTTACATTGACCTTAAATGTGCACGGCCGATGCCAGTTTACAGCGTTCCGGGGCTTATCGATCACTTCTAAGCGCAGTTAGCACCGAACGTCTAATAATTCGGTCGGTATGGGGGGGGCTTGGCAAGCCCCTCAGTTTACAAAAGAATAGCTAATAGCAAGTGTC